ATTATTTCGGCTAACCACAATAAGCAAGGGTATGATCGTACTTTATGGTATGCTTTGACCGAAAAAGCCCTTTTAATTCTATCTCCTTCCATTTGTCAAAATGAACAAATGGATTTGTCAAAAACGACAAATGGATTTGTCAAATCTGACAAACCTATACCAGATAGTAATACAAATATAAAAACAAATAAAGCTAATGCCATTAATCCTAATATTAATAATCAACAATTGGCATTCCTAAAAAGAATTGTTTCAGATTTCTACCAAACAAAACACAAACAATACCCAAATCATATAAAAAAAGATTGGCACACGGATTCAAGCCTCACAAGTGGTTCAGTTAATACCTTGTATCAGTTGATTGTAATCGACGAATGGAAAGAGACAGACGTTAGGGATGTTATAAAATGGGCTACAACAGATGAATTTTGGCAATCGAATTTATTAAGTTTGAAAACATTACGGAATAAATCTAAAAATGGAATGACTAAGTTCGCCAATTTACACTTGAAGTTCACACAATGATACCAACATACCACTTTTTGATTTTACGAGCTTCTATGGGTATATTAGAGCCAAATAGAACCATCGTAGAGTTATATCACACACTGCGTAAAGGGGACAGGTAAAATGGACTTAGGAAAATTTGATTGTAGCACGGGACTAATAAACGTGTTATACGACAACCCTTTAAACGACATTGCCGTTAGGACAAGCACTATTAAAGATATGTTACTTGTAGATAAACTACAGAAAGAAAATAGTTATGCGGTGGGCTTTATACAAAAAACCGTCTGGGAAGATTATGTGTGGGGAGGAAAACGGAATTTTATCGTATTGATTTGTGAAGCTAATAGCGATGCGGTTGGTTATGTTTTAATAACACCAGCGAGAGGCAGTTATAGATACGCTAAAATACAACAGATAGCGATTAGAAACGATGCAAGAAGGTTACACTACGGGAAGGCACTCGTTGATTGTTGCCGACAATTTTGTGAACAATTTGGTCGGTTAGGATTTACACTTCGGTGTAGGGTGGATTTAGAAAGCAACAAGTTTTGGAAGAAATTAGGATTTGAGCATTACGATACTTGGGAAAAGGGTAAAATTAACCACGTAGGCTTTAAAGCCAGTAATGACATTAATTTATGGAAAATAGATTTGAATAGGCAGATACTTAGCCTTTTTTAATCGCAATTGACACACAAAACACACAAAGGATAATATATGGATTTTCACGAGTACGGAATTGAATTAAGGAGTTCGAGTGGGCAGGAGAAAACAAAATGCCCTCAATGTTCCCACCAAAGAAAAAAAGGTTCAGACCCATGTCTTTCGGTTAATATTGATGATGGAATTTGGAAATGCCATCATTGTGGATGGAAAGGTGGATTAAAAGATAAGAAGCGAGATACATACGTTCACGCACCGATTGTGAAACCCGAAGAACCTAAGACCGACCTACCCAACAGCGTAGTTGAGTGGTTCACTGGTCGTGGAATATCCTTGAACACTATTATATCCGAAGGTATAGGTTATAATAATCGGTGGATACAATTTCCATTTTATAAAAATGGTGAAGTCGTTAATATCAAATCTCGTACAGCAGATAAAAAATTCCGACAGGAAAAGAATGCTGAAAAATGTTTCTATCGGTTTGATTACATGAGAGGCATGGAGACGATTATAATCACAGAAGGCGAGATGGATGCCTTATCTCTTGTTGAATGTGGTTATAGTAACGTAGTGAGTTGTCCTGATGGTGCAATCGCTCCTAATTCCGTTGCTACGGACAGGAAATTCAGTTACTTACTATCTGCCGAAGAAGAATTAATGGGTGCTACCACAGTCATACTCGCTATGGATGATGACCCAAGTGGTCATGCTATGCGAGACGAACTTTCCCGTAGGATTGGGAGAGAGAAGTGTTATAGAGTTACATACCCTGAAGGCTGTAAAGACATGAATGATGTCTTAATGGAACATGGGCAAGACAAGGTGATTGATGTGATAACTGAAGCCTATCCTTATCCGATTGATGGCGTTGTAACCATTGGAGACGTAACGGAAGATGCCATTGATTTATTGCTAAAGCCCGACCACAATGGATTAAGTACAGGATGGACTGGATTAGACAATTTCTACCGAGTCTCTAAAGGTGAACTTACAATCGTAACAGGTGTTCCCAATATGGGAAAGTCTGAATGGATGGATGCCCTAATGATTAATATGATTCAAGACCATTCATGGAAATTTGGCATATTTTCAGCAGAGAATTTCCCCGTTAAACATCATCTTTTAAAGCTGGTTGGGAAGTTCAGCGGCAGAGCCTTTTGGGGCGATGAGAAACTCGATGAACAGACAGCCCGAAACACTATGGCTGTGCTTGATGAATACATTAAGTTCATTGGTACACAAGAAGACAATGTAACAATCGAGAGCATACTGGAACAAGCGAAGATACTTAATTTTCGTTACGGATTGAATGGACTTATCATTGATCCATGGAATACACTCGAACATAAATTCAGACAGAGTGAGAATGAGACGAATTATATATCTCGTGTTTTATCGACCATTGTAGCATTTGCGAAATTACATGAGATTCATATATGGGTTGTAGCACACCCAAGAAAGATGGAAATGGATAATAATCGTAAGCCAGTAGTTCCTGGTGCTTATGATATTTCAGGTAGTTCTAATTTCTTCAACCGAGCGGATAATATTATATCTGTACACCGACATAAGGATGAAGATGACGATTATGTTGGGATTCACGTAAGTAAAATAAGATTCCAATATAAAAATGGAAGACCAGGAATAGGCAAACTTAATTATGATATTAAAAATGGGAAATACTATGAATACGAACAAAGAGATGCAGAAATATTATTTGGATAAGTTAGATAAGGTGGAATGTACAACAAATCACGACTATCATATTCGCAAGATGCGAGAACGATTCTATGAAGAGTTTGACGAGATTTGGAAGAAAGTAAAATTAGGAAAGGCAACACGACAAGCATGGGAAAAAGCCTTAAATAAATGGTTAAAAATGGAGTCGATATGATTTGTGAGTATTGTGGATGCGACCACATCCAAAAACGTGGCATAAGAAATGGTTTACAGCGAGTGGTGTGTAAGGATTGTGGAAAATGGAGTCAAGTTGTACCTATTACCAACGCATCCAAAGTCTTACTTTTCGATATAGAAACGACTCCTATGGAAGTTTATGTTTGGTCTTTGATTGGCAATAAATACATCCAACCCAATAACATTATACAAGACTGGAATGTTTTATCTTGGAGTGCCAAATGGTTATATGATTCAGAGGTTATATCTGACGTACAAACTCCACAGGAAGCTATTGAGCGTGATGATGAACGAATTATAAAATCACTATGGCATTTGATTGATGAAGCCGATATTCTAATCGCACACAATGGTGATAGGTTTGATATTAAAAAAATCAATACAAGATTCCACCTCAATGGATTGTTACCACCTTCACCTTATCAATCTATCGACACCTTGAAAGCGGTTAAACGTAGTTTTGCATTCTCATCAAATAAGCTAGATTATTTAGGTCAATTACTCACTAATAAAGGTAAGATTAGCACCAATTTCAAGCTGTGGACAGACTGCCTATTAGGTAAACGTCAAGCCTTAAATGAGATGTTAGCTTACAACGAAGAAGATGTTAGATTGCTTGAAGAAGTTTATCTTGAATTGAGAGCGTGGATCAAGTCTCATCCAAATCTTGGCATGGGTGGTGTTGGTGAATTATGTCCTACTTGTGGGAGTGATGATATACGTTATAATGGTGGGTATTATACCACAGCGGCTAACAGATATTTATCGTACAGATGTGGTGATTGTGGTTCATTATCAAGACGATTAGAAAGTGAATTATCGGTCGAAGATAGACGAGCCTTAATGAGAAGTTTACCAAGATGAAAAAAAGACTTGACAACCTATTTTCAAAGCTGTATCTTCACGTATGAAAAATAAACAAGAAACAGACATTACAACACAGGACTTCACTCAGGGTAGGTTTTTAGTGGTTTTTCCACATGATGCCGAACAAGATGAAATTGAATTTATTAGAAATAAATTATTCTCAATGCTAACCCGACATGGTTGTCAAGTGACCAAGAAAGACGATGAGTAAGGTTACTATGCATGAGCCAGTATGGAATGGTGGGAATCCCTACTTTTCCATTAGAACCGATAGAGTGGATAACCATCTATTCATAAGGTGTGATTACAAAGATAGATATGGCAACCTAAAATACCCTAATGCCTTTCATGGTTTTGGGGATGAAATTAGGGGTACTAAAATCTATAAAGAGAGATGGGGAAAGGCTTATCGTGTGTATTTGAGTGAATTAGAAGAAGTATTCTTTCACTTCACAATCGCATGGGACGGATATGATGGTAAGCACCAAGGTGAAATATCCCATATAAGAACAAGTTATGAAGATATGGTTGAATCAATAGATGAATACCTACAAGAATTGAGCAAAAGAGATGCGTATCTCGAATGTTGTTCGATGGAAGCTGGTTATCATGTGGTCGATCTGACCAACAAAGTAACCAATACACTAACTAAATAAGGAAAAAACATGGCATACATGAAATTTGAAAAAATAGATACTGATTATCTAATAACATTAACAGCCGAAAGACCGACACCACGAGAATCGCAATGGGGTGTGCAACAAGAATATTCCATTACATACGATAGTAAACCATATAGCTTGACAGCAAGTCCTGGACTTCATAAACAATTATCTCTCTATGGTGCTGGTTCATCCTTAAATGTCCGCAAAGAATCGTTTGGTGAAGGAAAAACCAAATTTGTGGTGGTTAGTAGGGGACAATCGAGTGATACTCTGAGTACACCTCAAGTATCTATGTCTTCTGATGCAAGAACACATGACATACATAAGCAAGTATGTTTAAAACT